ATTTTGCAAAGCCGCCGATTAAATGGAACAACCCGAAGCCGTATGCACCAAAGCCGGGAATATACTGATAGTGAACAAAATGCTGGCGCTTTAACTTTAGCGCATCGTCTTCTTTCCAATTACGGCGAATCGCCATAACCTTGTTTGTCCCCCGCATAAGCGTTACTACGTACGGCAGCATGATGCCGGTTTCTTCACCATCTTCGTCTTTGTCTTCGTAGCCTTCCAAATCCAAATCAACCAACGTTTCGTACAGCGTGAAACGGTCGTCGTTCATATCGTTAAAGCCAGTCTCCTGATCTTTCGACTTTTGAATTTCGTCAGACTCACGATTTGGCTCACCGATATCAAAATCTTCGTAGAACCCAGACGCCTGCATTTTAACAATGTCGTTTTTGGTCATGCGCATAACGTGCGTCACGCGGTGTGACATACGCTGGTCTGTGCAGCCGTACGGGAGAAGTACATCTTCGGCGGGGATAAACATCGACACCTGCCTGCCCAACCGTGGATCTTTATACACCTTTTTGAAAGCAGAACCTACTGCCGGTAAGCTCCACAACATGCGCTCCTGCTCGGGGCGAAACTCTGGCATTTTCTCAACCAGCTCGTAGTTCATATCTTCTTGCACACGAGCAGCGGCATCTTTCTTTTCTTGCGACTCCAGCCCCCAGATGGTGGTCCGTACCGGGCCGCTGGCAGGGAACATTTCGGTAATTGTTTCACTTTGAAACCGCACAACGGCTTCAGTAATCATTGGATGGAACACGCCACAAGCGCCATTCCACGGTTCTGTGCGCTCTTCGTACTGCAAACCAAGCAATTTCAGGCCATTTACGTACGCTTTTTCCCATTCCCGGCGACTTTGGCGGTCTTCGTCAATAGCAGTACCCAGCTCACTACCAAGGCTTTGGAGTACTTTTTCTTCGATATTCGGCACTAAATTCGCCCCAAAATCCTCTCCGGAGTCTGGAATTATCTCAATTTCACTGTCCCCAGCGTGTATTTTTACCGCTTCTGGATCAACAATCTCAATCTCTAGGGGGTCTTCGCCCATCTGAGAGAGCCCTTTTGGGGCTTGGTATAGTGCTTTATCTACGTTCGTGGCCATGTTTTATCCTAATAATACGCTTGTTGTCTACGCCGGAAGAAACTCGGCTCATCTTTTTCATCAGAGTCTAACGTAATAAAGCCGCCCTGTCTAAACCTAAGCAGGCACATTGATACGCAGTCGACCATATCGTCATTATCACCATTGGGAAAACTGGCCAACTCTTCAATAACTTCGCGCGCCCAACGTGTATCTGGTGCCCACACCATACCAGAGGTAAAAAGATCTGCAATCGCGTTTACCCTAACGATTTTACCGTTACCCCGGGACGGACTTACTTCTTGCACCGGTAGGCCCATTTTGCGCAGTTCCTGTAACAGCGGTGCACCCGCAGCTTTTTTCTCAATAATAAGCGCGTCTGGTTCCCATTCTTTGTACTGTTTTAGTGCTACGGCTTTTAACTCCGGAAACTGCATACGGTCTTTGAACGCATCCAACAAAATAATTTGCGCTTTATCATACTCTTCTTCGTTATAAAACACACCCCAAGTCGTGCATGCAGAATAGTCGGCGCTGTTATTGTCTTCATGCGCGGTATCCCATGCAGTGATTGTGTACGCGCAGGGGGGTGGTGTTTCGCTGGGCCACACGCGCCACGACTTCCTCGATACGATTGCTGCATTGTTACTTATCGGATTCTGCATGTACTGGGCATTCCAGTACTGTGGGTCAATACTTGCTTTTGTTGCTTTTAATGCTTCTAATGACCATTGTTCGGGCCACAAAGATTTTTCTTTATCCGTACCTTCGTTCAAAATTGCGGGCAGCTCTATCAGTTCCCACGGTATTGCTTCCGGATTTTTTGCCTGATAATCTAACAAACGTCCTGTTAAGTCCAGTTTACCCCATCGTGTCATAATAACAATGATGGCTCCGCCCGGCATCAAACGCTGCAATGGACCTGTTTGGAACCATGACCATGCGGTATCGAAAGCCAGTCGACTGTTTGCTTTGACGTCCTGTTCTGAGTGTGGGTCATCAATAACAAAAAGATCAGCACCACGGCCAGCAAGAGCGCCTCCCACTCCGGCGGCGTAATATTGCCCACCTTCGCTTGTAGACCACTTTCCAGCAGCTTTTTGATCATCTGCCACATGCGTGTTAGGAAAGATATTTGCATAATCTTCTTCTCCCAATAAGTTCCTTATTCGCCGTCCAAAATCTTCTGACAAGCCCGCCGTGTGTGTTCCCATAATAATCTTCTTCTCCGGATACTTGCCCAGAAAATAAGCGGGGAATAAATACGAAGAGAATTCCGATTTACCCATACGAGGAGCGATGTTAATAATGACACGTTTTTTCTTTCCCTCAATCACATCGGTAAAGATCTTTGCCAGTTTCCTGTGATGCGCGCCTATTTTAAAGCCCGGGTAGACCGCTTGTGCGAACCCCAGCATGTTTGTTTGCGCTGCGGCTAACCGCGCGCGCTTCTCCCGAACATCTAAATCTTGTAATAACTCTAACTTTTCTTCGGTCGACAATGATGGCAGCGCCATTTGGATCGCCGCAATTTCTCTAGGAGTCAACGTAGTAAACTCAGATATGTTCATCGTTGTCCGATATTTGTGTGGGTTCTTCGGACGGAGCGTCGTTTTCTATTTCTTTGACGTCCATAACATCTATGACCTGCATAAAGCTGTGTAGCTTATCTTTTATACGTTTTTCAATATCTTCGTCAGACATCTCTGCTTTTTTGATTTCTACTTTGTCCGTGAACAGCCCGATTTCAGTTACTTTGCCCAGCATGCCGAGCGCTTTTAGTCTAATGTGCGCATTGGGGCTCTTTGTTTCTTCTACTAGTTGGGCCACGCAGTACCCCCGAATAGCTTGCGCTTGCGCAATAAATTCCCAGTCATACGCAGTTAACATTCCGACAAGATGCTGTACGGCTACTGGCGTTTTTATATCCGCGATGGTTTCTTTGGTGATTTGTGTGGGCGCACTGTTTACTATATTGGTAAATGCTTTTCGTGCTGTTGCTTGCTGTGCGGCATCGACTGCTGTTTCTTCATCGACTGCGCCAAGTTCTTTTAGCCACTCCGCCGTTTTTGCTTTGGCGTCGACAGTTTCTACCACGCTGGCTTTTGACAGTGGTTTGAAATTTGATTCTACGATGTCGACTTCGGGTTCAAAGTCAAGCAGGTGATTTAACATTGCGCGCAGGTTCCAATAATGGTTGCATACCTCGATGTCTCATATTATACTACTCCGTAGCGATTGTGCAAATGTTTACGGATTGGGCGTTCCCCGGTCGAAGAAATGCATTTTTGCTTCTCCTTAATCGAGTTGACCTCGGTTCTTTACCCCACCGGACCCTACGACTTAATCCGCGTGGGGTATTTTTTTATTTTTTATAGAAATTTTTGTGGCCTGTTTTTTCTACAGAAAGGGGGTACGTGTCGCATTTTTTTATTTTATGGGATATGTTGTTAATTTTATATTTACTATTGCGACATATTTTTTTGATAATTAAATTTGCTATGTGCGCTTGTGGAATAGTGTTCCGGCCTCGCGCGCAATGAGCATGGCCATTAAGGGGGATGGGTGCATGGTGGGGTCAGGATATCCCCAGCCACCGGGCCAGCGGCGGGCAAACGCAGCGGAGCATAGGGACAAATGTCCCGGTGCCGTCACGCGATAATCAATGGGCAGGTCGGTGCTAGGAGAATGGAACTCAGTCGATGCAATACCGCATACGACATCTAAAGGAGAACGACATGAGTACAACTAACGCAGCAGTTAAAGCAATCCCATCCCACGTGGACGCCATTGTAGCAATGCGCACAGTGAAGGCAGCGGCAAAGCACGGCAAGAAAGTATCTGGCCCAGTAAAGAATGTTGCGCCTGCCAAGTCCACCTTGCCCACGTGGAAAGACAAAGTAACTTTGCTTGTCTCGGAGTATTGTGACACGGGAGCCAAGCTGTCGGATATCGTGGTTATGCTGAAGGATTCCATCAAGGAGCAGTCACGGGATGATGTGAGATCGGCCCTGTTGGTCGCAGTGTCAGCGAAGTACAACGTGCCAATCATACCCACAAAATCTGTGAAGAAAACAGATGCCGGTAAGCTTGTGTTCGACGCTGAAGCCGTGAACTATGAAACTGCCAGAAAACAATTACAGCGATTAACATTGGCCGTGAT